CCAGAAGGAGCAGGCGGCAGCCTCCGAGCCGCATCGCGGCAAGGCGCAGCACTACAAAAAGGGCGGCCGCGCTGAGAAGATGATGGGCGGCGTCATGGCTGATCCGCGCATGGACATCGTCAAGAAGCAGGCGATGAACTTTGGCACGGGTGCGCAGGGCACGCCCTACAAGAAGGGCGGCAAGGCTGAAGAGCGCGTCGCTCGCAAGTCGGGCGGTCGCACAAAGGCCAAGGGCAAGACGAACATCAACATCGTCATCGCCGCCGGCAAGCCTGCGATGTCCGACGCCATGCAACCGCCTGCGGGTGGTCCGCCAATGCCGCCTCCGGGTCTTCCAGTCCCCATGGGCGCTGGTCCGCAGGGCGGTCCTCCGGGCGGCATGCCGGTGCCTATGCCGATCCCTATGCCAATGCCTGCTGGCCCGCAGGGTGGCCCGCCAATGCCTCCCATGGGGCGCAAGACCGGCGGCCGCACTGTTGCAAAGTCCTATAAGGACATGAGCGCGGGCGCTGGCTCCGGGGAAGGTCGTCTTCAGAAGACGGACATTGCCAAGACAGGCAAGGGCGCTCCGACTTATAAAACCGGCGGCAAGGTCTATCGTTCCTACAAGGACATGGACGCGGGCGCTGGCTCCGGAAAGGGCCGTCTGGAAAAGACGGAGATTGAGCAGCGTAAACACTGAGACGTGTGCGGGGTTCCCCTCCCTTTTCCTCCGCACATGGCGGCCAGTCTTCTTTCCCCTCGCAGGAAGACTGGCCGCACCTTTAAAAGGGAGACGTAAGGGGAGAATGTTATGGCGCAAACTTACAGCGCATTTTTTGCTAATGAATTGAAAAAAATCATAGAAGAACAAATAGACGAAAAGATAAAAGTCCTCAGTTCTGGGCACGGGGTGGTTGATTTTTGTGATTATAAACACAAAATTGGAATAATTACCGGCATGAGGCTGGTAATTGATGATCTTTTCGATCAAGCTGCTGAAGTCTGTGAGCGCAAAGAGCGCGGCAGATAGGAAAATAGGGAGACAAAATGTCTAACATCGCTATGTTGCATGAAAAAGACCCGAAAGATGCTCTTATGGAGCAGGTCGGCGATCTGTTGTCGGAAGTTAACATCTTCAACATGAAGGTGCTGGTCGCGGTCTACATTCGGCCTGAAAAGACCAAAGGCGGTCTGTTTTTGTCTGAAAAGGCCCGTGATGAGGACCGTTTTCAGTCAAAAATTGGTTTGGTCCTTAAAAAAGGGCCGACCGCTTTTGTTGATGAGGATGGAAAATGGTTCTCCGGTCTCGCCGTCAAGGAGGGAGACTGGGTTGTGTTTCGCCCTTCGGACGGGTGGGGCCTGACTATCAACGGGACAATGTGTCGAATGCTCGACGATATGTCTATTCAGGGGACAGTCAGTCACCCTGATCAAATCTGGTGAGGTCTGTCATGTCAGAAAAAGACGAAAATCTCGAAATTGAGATTGAAAATGACGAAATTGCTCATGATGAGCCAGTCGTCGTTGAAAAAGAGCCGGAAATTGAGCCAAAAAGCGAAATTGAGCCGGACGAGGGTATCCAAGACCTCAAATTGAAGCTCGAAACCGAGCGTCAAGCTCGTCATGAGGCCGAAAAACAGGCCAGAATGGCCGAAGAGCGCGCATATCGAGCCTCAACTGACGTCCACGACAGCAATCTGCAACTTGTGCGGAACGCAATTGAGACGGTGAAGGTCACCAGCGACAATCTTAAACGCGCATACAGCGAAGCGTTGTCCGTTGGGGACTATGAAAAGTCGGCTGAAATCCAAGAAGCCATGTCGTTGAACGCGGCGCGGCTGATGGAACTGGAAAGAGGCCGGGTGGCGATGGAAAATGCGCCGCCGCCATCGGCCCCAGCGCCTCAACAGCCTATTGACCCGGTCGAGGCGCTGGCATCACAGCTTTCGCCCCGTTCCGGCGACTGGGTGAGGCGCAATCCACAGTGCGTCACAGACCCTCGCCTCTACCAAAAGATGGTTGCGGCGCACAATCTGGCGGTGGCTGACGGCTATGCGCCTGATAGCAATGACTACTTTGACTTCATTGAAGACACGCTGAAGATCAATCGTCGTCAGACGTCGCAATCGCCGCGAACACAAACAGAGGATGACGAGCCTATGTCGTCTGCCTCAAAGCCTGTCCAGAGGCGATCGGCACCGCCGGCGGCCCCCGTGTCCCGGTCTGGAACGCCCACCGGCCAGCGCCCCAATCAAGTGCGCTTGACGCGACAAGAGGCTGAAACGGCCCGCGATCTCGGCATGAGCGAAGAAGAATATGCCCGTAACAAGATGCTCCTTCAGAAGGAAGGGCGTCTCTAATCTTGGAGAAACACAATGGCTAAATCTAGCAGTTTCCGGCAAACAGTTTCAGAAGCGGCGGCAGATGTTGCGCAATCGGCGGAACGCCCGTCCCTGCGCCCGGATCCCAAGTCCGAAGACCCGCGCGAGCGGGCACGACGCCGCGCAGAACAAATCCGCGATCACTTGGGCGAACTGGACGAAGGCACTGACGAGTTCTACATCCCGCCGCACATGATCCCGGACGGTTGGACGTATGAGTGGAAGCGCCACACCATTTATAATCAAGAGGATCCGGCCTATACCGTGCAACTCGCGCGCGAAGGTTGGGAGCCGGTCCCCCTCAATCGAGACAGGGACCACCGGGCGATGATGCCCGCCTCTTGGTCCAAGAATACGATTGAACGCAAGGGGCAGATTTTGATGGAGCGTCCCGTTGAAATCACCGAAGAAATGCGGACGATCGAGCTTCGTCGCGCCCGCCAGCAGGTGCGTGTGAAGGAGCAGCAGCTTTCGGCTACGCCGGACGGCACCATGACCCGCGATGACCCGCGCGTCGCTCCGAAGATCAAGAAGAATTATGAGGCAATGCCTATCCCGGAGGATTGAAAACCGGCTTCTGGGTAAAAATTCAGGGTCGCCTATGGGCGGCCCTTTACTTTTATTTGAATATTTGTATTATGCTCTGTTTTAAGACTTCTGGTCTGTCTTCCCCCGGCGTGGAAGGCTAATCTAACCCCTGCTTCTTAGCCTCCCCGGTGTGAGGTGACGGAGCTTCCTTAAAAAAGGAGAATCCGTCATGGCGAATACAAACGCGCCTTTCGGTTTCCGTCAGATCAAGGGCACAGGTTCTGTTCCGACCTATGAACAGTCCACCCGCGTGATCGACAAAGACAATACGACTGCTATCTTCTACGGCGATGCCGTTATTCCTCTGACAACCGGCTACATTGCTCAGGCGACCGCCTCCACGGTTCGCATGGAAGGCATTTTCGTCGGCTGCAAATACCTCTCGGTTTCGCAAAAGCGCACCGTTTGGTCGAACTTCTGGCCCGGCTCGGACGCGGCGGAAGACGTCGAGGCGTATATCGTTGACGATCCGAACGCACAGTTCCTTGTGCAGTCTTCGGACAGCGGCGGTTCTGCCCCTATCGCTTTTGCGAATATCGGCGAATACATCAACATCGCGGTTGGCACCGGCAACACGGCTACCGGTATTTCCGGCATGACGGTGAATGTCGCCACCCTCAACACGACGGCTACCCTGCCTTTCCGTATCGTTGGTCTGGTTCAGAACCCGCCCGGCGCGAACGGAACCGACATTGCGTCGGAATACAATCAGGTCATCGTCGCCTTCAACAACGCCTCGACCCGCACTAACGGTGCTGGCCCGACTGGCCTCGCCTGATAGGAGTAAGGACCAATGGCTGTCAATCTTTCGGCAATCAAAGACCTTCTCCTGCCCGGACTGCGTGGCATTGAAGGCAAATACGAGCAGATCCCGTCACAGTATGACAAGATCTTCACGAAGCACGACTCGAAAATGGCTCTGGAACGCACCGCTGAAATGCGCTTCCTTGGCTATGCTCAGTTGAAGACGGAAGGTGGTCAGACCTCCTTCGACAACAACGCCGGCGAGCGTTACGTCTACAACCAAGAGCACGTCGAGATCGGTCTGGGTTACGCGATCACCCGCAAGGCGATCGACGACAACCTCTACAAGAGCCAGTTTGCTCCTTCGAACCTCGGTCTCATTGAGTCTTTCCAGCAGACCAAGGAAATCTATGGCGCGAACGTGCTCAACACGGCGACGACCTACAACGCCAGCGTTGGCGGTGACGGCAAGGCGCTGATTGCTACCGATCACCCGATCGATGGCGGCACCGTTGCCAACCGTCCGACGACCGACGTTGACCTCAATGAGGCCACGCTGCTCAACGGCATGATCTCGATCCGCACGAACTTCAAGGACCAAGCCGGTCTGAAGGTGTTTGCGCGCGGTCGTCGTCTCGTTGTGCCGCCGGCTCTTGAGCCGGTTGCAATCCGTCTGACGAAGACGGAAC